GGCGCCGAAATACCCCCGGAGGATTTTTCGGGAGGGGAGGGGCGGCTAGGAAGGAACGCGCGCGGGCCGCGCGCGGGAAGCGCGGATGCGGTACGGGCGCGGAGGTGGCCGATATGACCCGTGAACAGAAGTACAGAGAGCAGCTGAAGACAATGGGCGTTTATCGGGAAGCCTTCGAGCCGGAGATCAACATGCTGGCCATGATGGAGCGGGAGCTGCAGCGGATGGTCAAGGCGTGGAAGGCGGAGGGGAGCCCGATCACGGACGAAACGGCCACCGGCTCGCCCACCAGCAACAAGACACTGGACGCCATCACGGCCATGCGGCGGGACATCCTGGCCCACCGGGACGCCCTGGGCCTCACGCCCAAGGGACTGCACCGGCTCCGGGGAAAAACCGGGGGCAGGGAAAATGAGGACCGAAAGGAAAGCCCGACGGTGCTGAAGCTCATCCAGGCCAAGCGGGAGAAAGAGGCATGACCGGGTCGCAGGAGCCAAGGCTCCGGGTGGAGCCGCAGCGGATCTCCTCCGACGGCGGGGACGCCGCCGACCTGATGGCCGCCTACGGCGCGACTCTGGACCCCTGGCAGAGGCTGGTGCTGGACTGCTGGCTCGGCTATGACCTGGAACGGAAGTATACCGTGACCAGCGCCGGGCTGAGCGTGCCCCGGCAGAACGGAAAAAACGTGATCCTGGAGGGCAGGGAGTTCTTCGGGATGGTGATCTCCGGGGAGAAGATCCTCCACACGGCCCATCAGGTGCGGACCTCAAAAAAGGCCTTCCGGCGGCTGGTGGCCCTCTTCACCGATAAGCGGCATCCGGAGATCATGGAGCTGGTGAAGCAGATCCGATTCACCAACGGGGAAGAGTGCATCGAGCTCACAAACGGCGGCACGGTGGAATACTCCGCCCGGTCCCGCCAGGCGGCCCGCGGCTTCGACGGGATCTCCCTTGTGGTATTCGACGAAGCCCAGGAGCTGACGGACGACCAGATCGACGCCATCCTGCCTACGCTGAGCGCCTCGGCCACGGGCACAAGACAAATCATCTACACCGGGACGCCCCCTTATCCGGGGTGCCCCGGTGACGTTTTCCGCCGCCGGCGGGAGGCGGCCCTCACAGATCCTTCGCCCCATGACTGCTGGCACGAATGGAGCGTGGCGGCCAAGACGCTGGAGGAGATCCACCTGGGGGACCGGACGCTGTGGGCCGCGACCAACCCCTCCATGGGCCTGCATCTGTCGGAGGAGTTCACGGCGGAGGAGCTGACGAGCATGGCGGCGGACGGCTTTGCGCGGGAGCGCCTGGGCTGGTGGACGCCAAGGGAGGAGCACAAGCTGGACCTGGCGATCCCGGCGGAAACCTGGGACGCCTGCGCTTCGGCGGAGCCGAAGCCGGAGGGAAAGACGGCCTTCGGGGTGAAATTCACCCAGGACGGATCGGAGGTCTGCCTCTGCGGGGCGGTGATCCCGGCGGAGGGAAAAGCGCGGATCACCCTCATCGCGCGGCAGCCTACCGGCATCGGCACCGGCTGGCTGGCGGACTGGCTGTCTCAGCGGTACGGCAGCGCCAGCTGCGCGGTGATCGACGGACGAAACGGCGCAGACGTGCTGACGGACAAGCTCGCGGCGGTCTGGAAGGTCAAGGGCAGCGTGATTCGGCCCAGCGGAAAAGAGGTCTGCGCGGCGGCCAGCACGCTGCTGGACGCACTGCAGGAGCAGACGGTGACCTGGTTCAAGGAGCAGCCGGAGCTGCGGGAGAGCGCTGTCAGCGCCATCCGGAGGCCAATCAGCGGCGGATGGGGTTTCGGAGGAGAAAACAGCGCGCCCATTGAGGCGGCGGCGCTGGCCCTCTGGGGCGCCAGGACCTGCAAGAGGGACCCATCCCGGCAAATGCGCATCGGATAGGAGAAGATAAAAATGTCTATGGAAATGGACACTGCAAGGATCGGCGGCCTCTCGGAGCGGGAGCGGGCGCAGCTGAAAAGACTGCTGGAGGTCTACCGGGAACACGCCTCCAAAAACAAGGAAAAGGACCGCTATTACGAGGGCAAGATCAGCCTGGGGGAGGTCAACCTGGGGATCGCCCTGCCGGAGGGCATGAAGGGCCTGGAGATCGGCTGCAGCTGGGGCGCGAAGTGCGTGGACGTGTTGGCGGCCCGGAGCATGTTCGACGGCTTTGTGGGCGTCCAGGGGGAGACGGTGGAGACGCTGGACCGGATCGTGGAGGGAAACGACCTGATCGCCGCCTATATGACGGCGGCGCGGGACGAGCTGAAATTCGGCTGCACCTTCGCCACTTTGAGCGCGGAACGGGAGATCGGATGCAAGATCCGCTTCCACTCCCCGCAGACGGCGGCGGCCCTGTGGGACGGAGAGCGGGGGAGGATCGACTGCGGCTTCGCCATCATCGACACGGCCCCGAAGGATTCGATGAATCCGGAGCGCGAACCGAGCCTGGTGAACTTCTACACCGACGACGCCATCTTCGTGCTGCGGCGGCAGGGGAGCGAGTGGCGCTCGGAGCGGCACCCGCAGCGGATGGGCCGCCCGCTGATGGAGCCGCTGATCTGGAACGCCACCAGCGGCAAGCCCTTCGGGCGGAGCCGGATCAAGGAGCCGGTGAGACGGCTGATCCAGGGCTACGTCCGCACCATCGCCAACGCCACCATCGGCCTGGAATTTGCCACCAGCCCGCAGAAATACCTGCTGGGCGTCACGGACGAGCAGTACGATAAGCTCATCAATCAGAAATTCCGGCAGTATGTGGGCAGTATCCTGGCCTCCACCGCGAACCCGGAGACGGGGGAAAAGCCCAGCTTCGGGCAGCTGCCCCAGGGGAACATCTCCCCGCATGTGGAGATGGTGCGGGTGCTGGCGACGCAGTTCAGCGCGGCCACGGGCCTCAGCGTGACGGACACCGGGGTGGTGAACGACGCAAACCCCACCTCCTCCGACGCCATCATCGCCCAGGACCGGACGATGGTGGGCATGGCGGAGCAGCTGAACACGGGAAACGGGGACAGCCTGCGGACCATCGCCATCATGGCCCAGGCCATCGCCAAGAACGTCACGCCGGATGAGCTGACGGAGCAGGAGCGGGATATCGTGGCCCACTTCAAAAACCCGGCCATGCCCAGCGTGGCGGTGACGGCGGACGCCGCCATCAAGATCGCTTCCGCCCGCCCCAACTTCGCCCAGACGGACACCTTCCTGGAGATGATCGGCTTCGACCAGGCGGATATCCGCCGGATCCGGGCCCAGGAGCTGCGGGCGCGGGGACTTCAGGTGCTGACGGAGCTGGAGGCTGAGGCATGAGCCTGACCGTTTCGGCCATGGACTGGGACGCCTATATCCGGCGGCTGTCGGCGCTGAACGAGACCGCAGCCGAAAAGATGCGGGATTTCGTGAGAAAAAACGGCTTCGGGGACATGAACGCTCTGATCGAATACGCCTACGCCCTGGCGACGAAATACGGGGAAGGGGCGGCGACCCTCGCCGCCGCCATGTACGACGCCGTGGCGGAGCTGAGCGGGAAGCTGTTCGACCCCGCGATCCCGGCGGAGACGGCCAGCTATCAGCAGGTGGCGAAGACGGTGCAGGGCGTGGCCAAGGTATCACAGAATCCGGAGAAAATGGGCTCCGCCGTGGGGCGGCTGGTGAAGCAGGCCGGGGCGGACACCACGCTGCGCAACGCCCTCCGGGACGGGGCGGAATTTGCCTGGGTGCCCTCCGGAGATACCTGCGCCTTCTGCATCACCCTGGCTTCCCGGGGCTGGCAGCGGGCCAGCAAAAAGGCCGTCAAGGGCGGCCACGCGGAACACATTCACAGCAACTGCGACTGCACCTACGCCATCCGCTTCGACGGGAAGGGCGGCGTGGCGGGATACGACCCGGAGAAGTACCTCCGAATGTACGAAGGCGCGGAGGGGGACACGCCCAGGGAGAAAATCAACGCCCTGCGCCGGGAAAACTACGCCGAGCATAAGGAGGAGATCAACGCCCAGAAGCGGGCGGCGTATGCAGAGCGGAAGGGCTTGAAATCCGAAGGGAAAGCTGATAGTATATACATCAACGATTACATAGCGGCGGCTAAGCAGGCCGGAGATACAGTTCAGCCGGAGTCGATCCGGAGAAATTACGATGATTTTCAACCGCTGGAAATCACCGATGAGGTCCGGGAAGAACTGCGTGAGCTGAACAGGCTTGCGAAGGAAACGGACGAGGAACAAGGTTTCTCCCGTTATCCCGGAGGGAAGTCGGACATCCATACAGATCATGACCACAACGGAGTACACATCCCGATTCCAAAAGAAGGAGAACACATCGAGCTGTATCACTGCCATACTGACGATTCAGTGCTGTCGCCGGAAGACTTTAAGAGTGTTCTGGACGCGCGTATTGATAGGCAGTGCGTGATATCGAGAAACGGGGACGTATGGTTGGTTGATTTCAGTAACGGTATTCGGCCGACAGCGAAGGAACTGGATGACGCTGTAAAAATGTGTGATAGAGAGGCTGAACGTACTGTTATGGCGGATCCGGGTAATGATGGATGGTCTTTTGAGGAACGCTATTATATGCGGGGCCGTGAGAGGATGTACCGACTTGGAAGACTGTTCGAGTGGAGAGTAATGGGAGGTCATATCGATGGCTAACAAGTATGAGAGCATGTTCCCGGATGATCTCACCGAAAAGGAAACAACGTTTCTGTTTTATCATCTTGAAGAAGCGGTGAAGAATGATCCGGAGGAGAGAGAAGCATTATACGAGGCATATGTTAAGGCTTCAGAAGCAGCCTATGATAGAGACTCTAAACGTCATTCTGAACGTCAGGAGGAAGCCCGCAAGGAATTTGCAAAGATAGGCATGGATTGCATTCTGTGCTACTGAAACGAGGAAAACTGAACAGGAAACCACGATGCAAAGCGCACCGTGGTTTTTCTATGCCCGGAAGGAGGCAGCAAAGATGAGAAAGAAATGCCCGGTCTGCGGGAAAGAATATGACGAACTGGCCAACTTTTGCGGGGATTGCGGGATCGAACTGATACCGCTGCCTAACAAATGCTCCGCTGAAAAGCATCTCCTGTGCAAAGGCCGGACGGTGCCGGACAATCAGAAATACTGCATCTACTGCGGCGAGCTGACCAACTATGCGCTGAAGAAAAAGGACGGGGAAAGGTGAGGAGACGGCTGTGAGCTCATACGTTTACGGAAAAGACGAGGTATGCGCCTGGGTGCGGGAACACTTCCCGACCGACGCGACGGTGCTGGACGTGGGCGCCTGCGACGGGAACTGGCGGCGGCTGCTGCCAGAATACCGGAACATGGACGCGGTGGAGGCCTTCGGGCCGAACCTGAGCCGGCTGAGCGGGTATCGGCAGGTGTTCCATGCGGATATCCGGGATTTCCAATACGAACACTACGACCTGATCATCTGCGGCGACATCATCGAGCATCTGACGGTGGAGCAGGCGCAGGCCGTGCTGGCCTACGCAAAGCCCCGCTGCCGGGATATGATCATCGCCGTGCCGTTCCTCTACGAGCAGGGCGCGATCTACGGCAATCCCTACGAGGTCCACATCCAGGACGACCTGACGCCGGAGAACTTCGAGGAGCGCTATCCGGGCTTCGCGGTCCTCTGCGATCCCGGCCACGATTACCGGTATTACCACAAGGGGGATGCGGAATGAGAGTGCTGATCCATGCCTGCCCGAAGCGGATGTGGTATGTGGAGGGATTCCTCCTGCCGGAGCTGAAGCGCCAGGGAGCCGACGAGGTGGAGGTCTGGAACGACACCGAAGGGAAGGGCAATCTCCGCGCCTGCATGGAGGCCTTCGCGGCGCGGGGGACGGGGGACCCCACATCCGCCCCTTCGGGGCACCTTCCCCCAGGGGAAGGCAAGACGGGGGACGAGGGGACCTGGCACATTCAGGACGACGTCCTTCTCTGCCGGGATTTTGTGGAGCGCTGCCGGCAGCACGACGAGGGCGTGGTCTACGGCTTCTGCAACGAAGCCTTCACCGACGACCCCCTGCAGACGGGGCGCGTCAGCGTGGAGGACGCCTGGCACAGCTTCCAGTGCGTCCGGATTCCGGACGCCTACGCCAGGGAGTGCGCGGCCTGGCTGGACGGCCCCGGCAAGACAAGCGGGATGTATCCGATCTGGACCCGGTCCGGGAAGATGGACGACGACGTCTTCCGCACCTTCCTGATCGACCGGCACGGACGGGAGACCGTGGTGAACCTGAAGCCGAACCTGGTGGAGCATGTGGACTGGATCGTGGGCGGAAGCGTCCTGCATCCCTGGCGCGGCTATATCGCCAGGGCGCATTTCTGGGACGACGAAGACCTTGTCCGGGAGCTGAAGGAGGCCGTGAAGGGCAAGGTACAGTATGCCTATTGATTTCTGAGATCCCGCAGTGAGGCGGGGAAAATGAACGATGAAACCGGCAGGGAGCGGGAGACCGCGCCTGCTTTTTTCATGCCCACGGCGGGCAAAGCCGGAAAATACGCGAAAGCGGAGGAAACGAACATGGCAGAAACTGTGAATCAGGAAGCAAACGGAGCGGCCTCTGCCGCCCAGACGACCCCGGCGGCGCAGCCGGGGGGAAAGACATTCACCCAGGCGGAGCTGGACGCCATCGTGGCGGATCGGCTGGCCAGGGAAAGGGCGAAATACCCGGACTATGAGAGCATCAAGGCCAAGGCCGCGAAATACGACGCGGCGGAGGAGGCGGGCAAGAGCGAACTGCAGAAGGCCAACGAGCGGGCCGCTGCGCTGAAAACCGAGCTGGACGGCCTGAAAAAGGCCAATCAGCTGCGGGAGCTCCGGGCCTCCGTCGCCAAAGAGAAGGGCGTGCCGGAAGCGCTGCTCACCGGGGAAACGGAGGAGGCCTGCAAGGCGCAGGCCGACGCCATCCTCGCCTTCGCCAAGGGCGGAAACGGATATCCGCCGGTGCGGGACGGGGGAGAAGCGAACAATTCGACGCCGCTCAAGACCCGCGACCTGTTCGCGGATTGGGCGGAAAAACAACTCTGACAATTACAGGAGGAATCAACTATGCCCAGCGGAATCGCTACCAATCGCACCAACATCACCCTGCCTGCCGAGGTCTCCCGGGAGATCCTGCAGAAGACCCAGGAGGGCAGCGCCATCATGAAGCTGGCCCAGCGGCAGGAGCTGCCCGGGCGCGGCCTCACCATCCCCACCATCACCGGCGATCCGGAGGCCAACTGGGTGGACGAAACCAACGTCAAGCCCGTCAGCAATCCCGGCATCGGCACGAAGAACATGAAGGGCTATACCCTGGCGGTGATCGTGCCCTTCTCCAACCAGTTCCGGCGGGACATGCGGGCGCTGTACGACGCCGTCGTGCAGCGGCTCCCCGGCGCACTGGGCCTGAAATTCGACAAGACCATCATCAGCACCTCCGCCCCCGGCAGCGGCTTCGACACGCTGGGCTCCTGCACCGTGCAGAGCCTGATCGCCGCCGGAAGCCACACCGCCTATAAGGGCCTGGTGGCCGCCTGGAGCGACATCGCGGACCACAACGGCGCCCTCAACGGCTTTGCCCTGTCTCCGGCTGCGGAGGGCATCCTGCTGAACGCCGTGGATACCACGGGCCGTCCCATTTTCACCGGGGCCGTGAGCGAGAGCAACGTGAGCCCCATCCTGGGGGCCAGGGTCACCCGGGGCCGGGGCGTCTACAAGGCCGGCAGCGCGGCCAGCGGCTCCACCGCCGGCAGCCCCGCCATCGTGGGCATCGCCGGAGACTGGACGCAGGCCAAGTACGGCATCGTGGACGGCGACGTGAAGATCGATATCTCCGATCAGGCGACGCTGACCATCGGGAGCGAGCAGGTCAACCTGTGGGAGCGCAACATGTTCGCCGTGCGGGCCGAGATCGAGGTGGGCTTCATCGCCGACACCTACTGCTTCAACCTGCTCAGCGGCGCCACGCCGGAAGCCTGATGATCAGGCTCATCCGCGCCGATTCCGGTGGGGAGATGTGGGTGCATGAAAGCCGGCTGGACGAATACCTGGCGGCGGGCCACCGGCCCGCCGCACCGCCCCCGCCTCCGCCGAAGGCCGCGAAACCGGCGGCAAAGAAAACCACGAAAGCGAAGTGACGCCAGATGGCAGACACAATGACGACCTACGCCACCGTGGCAGACGTCCAGGCGCGCATGACGCGGGCCATGAGCGCAGACGAGCAGGCCATGTGCGAGACCATGCTGGAGGACGCCGCCGTCATCATCGACGCCTATAACGCGGAGGCATCCGCCGACGCGAAGAAGATCGTCTCCTGCCGGATGGTGATCCGGGCCATGGGAGACGGGGAGAGCGGCGGCATCCCCATGGGAGCCTCCCAGGGAAGCATGACCGCCCTGGGCTATACCCAGAGCTGGACCATGGGCGCCGGCGGCGCCGCCGGGGAAATGTACCTGGGCAGGCTGGAGAAGAAGCTGCTGGGCGCGGGGAACAGCATCGGGAGCTACAGCCCCGTGGAGGAGCTGGTCCCGCCCCCACCGCCGGAGGCGACGCCATGAGGGGCATCACCGTGACGCTTTATCAGAAGACGCAGAGCGGGACCGACGCCTTCGGCGCGCCGACCTGGACGGAGAGCGCCGTCACCGTGGACAACGTGCTGGTGGGGGAGCCGACGACCGACGACATCACCGCCAGCACCGACCTCTACGGAAAGCGCATCGATTATATGCTGGGGATCCCCAAGGGGGACGGCCACGACTGGAAGGACACGAAGGTGAGCTGGACGGACGCCGCCGGGCGGACCGTCACGGCGGAGACCTTCGGCTTTCCCATCATGGGCGTGGAGCATCTGGTTCCCGGCCCGTGGCACATGAAGGTGAGGTGCCGCCGGATTGAGTAAGGTGAAGATCGAGCTGAATCTGGCGGGCGTCAACGAGCTGATGAAGAGCGGGCCGATCCAGGAAGCGCTGCAGGAGGCCGGGGAGGCCGTGGCAAAGAGTGCGGCAGGAATGGCAGGCGGCGAGCCCTATGCGGTGAGGACGCATCTGGCCAGCTGGGTCGCCATCGCAAACGTCTACCCCGATTCCCGAAAAGCGGCAAAGGCGAACTATGAGGACAACGTGCTGCTGAAGGGCGTGGGCGACGCGGGCCTGCCGACGAAGAAGCCGAGGTTATGATCCATGATCGAGACAATCATCCTTGAACAGCTGCAGGGCGCGGGGATCACGGCGGTTATGGAGATCCCGGAGGGCGGCGGCACGCCGCCCTTCGCCGTTGTGGAGCGGACCGGCGGGGGAGCGGAGAACCTGCTGAGGCACGCCACCGTCGCCATCCAGAGCTACGGCGCATCCCTGTATCTGGCAGCGTCGCTCAATGAGGCCGTGCTGGCCGCCATGGAAGGCCTTGCCGCCCGCCCGGAGATCGCCGCCTGCGAACTGAACAGCGATTACAATTTCACCGACACGACGAAGAAACAGTACCGCTATCAGGCGGTCTTCGATATCGTGTACTACGATTAGGGGGAAACCGAAAAATGTCCAACAACAAATCCAACGTCTCCGCCGGGAAGCCTAAGATCGGCGGGGCGATTTACCGGGCGCCCAAGGGCACGAGTCTGCCCACGTCCGCCGACGCGACCCTGGGCAGCGCCTTCAAGGCGATGGGCTACATTTCCAGCGACGGCCTGACCAACAGCAACAAGGCGACGGTCAGCAACGTCAAGGCCTGGGGCGGCGACACCGTCCTGGTGGTGCAGAGCGACAAGACCGACACCCTGGCCTTCACGCTGCTGGAGGTGCTGAACACCGACGTGCTGTCCGCCGTCCACGGCTCCGGCAACGTCAGCGGCGCGCTCAACACGGGGATCACCGTGAACGTCAACGCCGACCTGCAGGAGGAGGCGGCCTGGGTCATCGACATGGTCCTCAACGGCAACACCGCCAAGCGCATCGTGGCGCCCTGCGCCGTGATCTCCGACATGGCCGACGTGGTCTACAAGGACGACGACGCCATCGGCTACGGCGTGACCCTGACCTGCATGCCCGACAGCTCGGATAATACTCACTACGAGTATATCAAGAGCGCGGCCAGCACCTGACCATGGTGAAGGGTGTGACGCGCAGCGGCTTCGAGTTCGAGGCCGCGGAGGACATCGCCAACGATATGGAGCTGTTCGAGGCCCTGAGCGACCTGGACGGCGGGGACTACAGCGCCCTGGTGCCCGTGTGCCGTATCGTGCTGGGGACGCAGAAGAAGGCCCTCTACGAGCATCTGCGGAAACAGTACGGGAAGGTGCCGATCGACAAGGTGTACGAGGAGATCACGGACATCTTCGGCGCGCTGAAAGACGGAAAAAAATCCTAGCCCTTGCGCACGTCGCGGGCGCCTATGCTGACGAGCTGGTCTGCGATTTCGCGGAGACCTACGGCGTCCTCGATTGGCGTGCGCTGCCGATCGTCACGGCAGCCACGCTGGCGCAAGGGCTTCCGGCATCCTCGCGGGTCGTGCGTGCCCTCAGCGGCTGCGGCGGCCGGGACGTGAAGGAACTGCTCCTGGCGGTCATCGCGGACCGGCTGGGGCATATCGCATGGATGTTCAGCGAGAACGGGAGGGACGGGCAGGACCATCCGCCGTCGATCCTGGCCGCGCTGACCGGGGCGGAAGCGCCGGACGCAGACGGGTACGACAGCGGAGAAGACTTTTTTGCGGCATGGGCCGCGATCACGGGAGGTGACGCCGATGCCTGATCTGGCAAAGGCTTATGTGCAGATCATCCCCAGCGCGGAAGGCATCAAGGGGAATCTGACGAAGATCATGGACGGGGAGGCCGACAGCGCCGGCAAGAGCGCCGGCGGGAAATTCGGCAGCGCCTTCGGCAGCGTGGCGAAAGCAGGCCTTGCGGCCGCAGGCGCCGGCCTTGCGGCCGGGACTGCCGCCGCAGCTGCGATGGCGAAAAACGCCGTGCAGGGCTACGCGGAATACGAGCAGCTCCAGGGCGGCCTCGTGACTATGTTTGAGGACCTGGCCTATGACGTGGAAGAAAACGCAAACAGGGCATTCCAGACGGCCGGCCTGAGCGCCAACGAGTACATGGAGACCGTCATGGGGTTCAGCGCGTCGCTGAATCAGTCCCTTGTCGCAAACGAAGGAAATATTGCCAGGGCGGCGGATCTGTCCGACCAGATCATCACCGACATGGCTGACAATGCCAATAAGATGGGCACCAGCATGGAGTCCATCCAGAACGCTTACGCCGGCTTCGCGAAGCAGAACTACACTATGCTGGACAACCTGAAGCTGGGCTACGGCGGCACTAAGGAAGAGATGGAGCGCCTGCTGGCTGACGCTGCGGAGCTGACCGGCAGGGAGTACGACGTCAGCAATTTCGCCGACATCGCCGAGGCCATCCACGCCATCCAGACGGAGATCGGCATCACCGGCACAACGGCCCTGGAGGGCAGCACCACGATCTCCGGCTCCCTGGCCTCCATGGGGTCCGCCTGGAAAAACCTCGTCGTCGGTATGGCGTCCGAAGATGCGGATCTGTCGGGCCTGATCGACAACGTAGTGACCAGCGCGGAGACGGCCTTCGGGAACATCCTCCCGGTGGCCGAGCGTGCGCTGGGCGGCATCGCCACATTCGTAGAAGAGATCGCCCCGATCATCGCGGACAGGCTGCCGGGCGTGATCGAGACTGTCCTGCCCTCCGTCCTTGAGGCGGCGACCAGTATCATCTCGGCGCTGATACAGGCACTGCCGTCCCTGCTCCAGGTCCTGATCGAGCAGGGGCCGCTCATCATCCAGCAGATCCTGGACGCGGCGCTGACCATGCTGCCGGAGATCATCAGCCTGGGCCTGACGCTGATCATCAGCCTGGCCAACGGGATCGCGGAGAACCTGGATGAGCTGATCCCGACCATCGTGGATGTGATCCTCCAGATCGTCGATACGCTGACCAACCCGACGAACCTCAGCAACCTGCTGGACGCGGCGATCGCCATCATTCTGGCCCTGGCCAACGGTCTGATCGATTCGCTGCCGGATCTGCTGGCGAAGGCTCCGGAGATCATCGGGAATCTGGTGACCGCCTTGATCAGTGCTGCACCGAAACTCCTTGAGGCGGCGCTGCAGCTCATCCTGAAGCTGGCGGAAGGCCTTGGGAGCTTTTTCTATAAAATCACCGAGAAGGGCCGCGAGATCGTGGACAGCATTAAGGCGGGCTTCCAGGAAAAGGTCGATAAGGCTAAAGAGTGGGGCCAGGATCTTATCAACAATTTTGTCAGCGGCATCACCGCCAAGTGGGAGAACCTGAAGGCGAACGTGAGCGGGATCGCGCAGACGATCAAGAACCTCCTCGGCTTCAGCGAGCCAAAGGAGGGTCCGTTGTCGGACTTCCACACTTACGCGCCGGACATGATGGCGCTTTTCGCCCAGGGCATCCGGGACAACTCGCACCTGATCACGGACCAGATCGAGGACAGCTTCGACCTGGGCGCCGCAGCAGTCAGCGCCTGGGAGGTGGACCGGCTGAACAGCGCCATTGCGGGGGCCGGGTCCTACCGCCTCGGCGGAAGGGCAGCAGCGGCGCCCGAAAGCGGCGGGATCAGCGCGCAGGCCCTTGCGGCGGCGGTGGCGGAGGCGCTGCAGGGCGTCGGCGTCTACATGGACGGCCAGACCGTCGGCAGGCTGGTCACCCGGGCCCAGGCCAACGCGGCCAGGGCTTACGGATAAGGAGGCGTCGTTATGTCTGAAGTCACCACAGCCCAGGCCTCGCTGGCCCAGGGCAGTACGGATTTCGCGCCCTACGTCGCTCCTGACGGCGTCGAGCAGTCTTATGCAGAGCGGGTGGCCGTCAGCGTCGTCACCATGGACGGGACGCTGCGCAAGACCTGCGTGAAAAAGCGGGTCCTGAACGTGAAGCTGCGGGACATGTGGCACGAGGATCTCGTTGCGCTCTTCAGCGGCGTGGCGCAGCTGGCCAGCTGGAGCTACCTGGACGCGGACAGCGGATCCCAGAGCAAGGATTTTTATCTGACGGGTCCGACGGTCACCCAGAAGCTGGCCAGGAACAATCTGACGCTGTGCTCCGGGATCACGTTTACGCTGG